GTGCCCTCGTCTCGTGCAAATGCACAGTATACACTTATGCAGTTTTTGAAGTCATGTACTTGGTAACTTCAAGGGGCACCTGTACGCCATTGGCTTTTAAGAAGTCAGGATCATAAGCGTCATTGATCACTTTAAATACCTGCTGCAGGTATGATGCATTAAAGGATCCATCCTCGTTGAATTGCGATGCTTTTGTGGGGTCTCCATCATACAACGATTCTGCCGTCGACACTTTTCTCTTATTCTCTGCCATCGCTTTGGCGTCTTCCTTCTTGACCTGGTCCAATATGTACTCAACAGGCAGGCCGATTCCCAGTCTTAACTCATCAAAAGGAGCGAGAAGGTTCACGACACATTTCAAGAAGATCGGAGCTTCTACTAATTTATACAGCTGCTGTGCTTCGGCCAGTACCCACCCGTAAGGTCCTAAGCCTTTCGAAGTCTCCTTGAACAACATCGATCTCAGAACTCTAGTCCAAGGGTACGCCATAATCCACTCGTTGCCGGATCTCCAAACCCTGTTCTGAAGAAAGAAAGTTCCGTATTGCTGTTTCTCAGGATTGACCTCAAATCCTAAGAGCGACATATCCTTAACATACCTGTCTTTATCAAATTTGGCCGGATTATAGATAAAGAGGTTGTCGTCACCCATGACGAGCATATACCAAGGTGCACGGTAAATAATATCCGTGTATTGAGGATCTTGCTTCATCAGGCAGTACGTTGTGATAATCGCATTGATTATCCCGCCCCCGCGGTTCGTATCGATAATACCTGAGAAGATTCTGCCGTAGATTTCTTCCAGATTGCCAGTCATGCCATTCACTAGCCAAGTTTTAGTCATTAACACTGCGCGTTTGAGTGCAATTTCCTTAGATCGTGAGCCGTTAGCTTTTAACATGCTGACTGCGCCAAGCAACTCTAACCACGATTTCGACACATGGACATCATATCGATGTTGATCCCAGTTGGCTAGAACATAGTTGTTCTTAAGACAGAACTCAGTCATTTTGGTTAACACATTCTTAAGGTAGGCTGCGTCGTTATAACCGGCAAAAAGAGAACATTTTGTTTTGTAAGCGTCAATTTCCACACTTTCAAGGCAGTTACAGATGAGATTTGGAATTCTGGATGCTGCAATGATTAATCGACCCTTTCCTCGTTGGTTACGCCCGTAGGCCGTAGCTACATTCCACTTATATATGTCGTTAAGCGGAGTGTCTTTTGCAACTTTCATTGCGAGTTGCGCGTACGTATCGACATGATACTTGGCTTTAATCTCAGGAGTCACTTGATTGCGATCCTGTTGGAACCAAGGATAACTAACACTGGTATGCTTATTCATGAAGGGTAAGTTAACTTCATGAAACTCTTCTGAAGCTTTTACTGAAGGCAGCAGCTCGCATACCACATCGACGGCTTTCTGAAATGCAGTGTCATGCTTTAATAGCCTAACAATATCCACTTCTTTTGTAGGTTTCCCATAGGTTTGGGTCATCTTGAGTCTCTCCTCAGCTTGACCAGGTTGTATATCTCTCATGTCATCTTTCAAGTTATCCCAGCAATCTGTGTTATACAACAGATCTGATCCAATTGGAGTTTTGGTATCATAAATCTTTCCAGTCTTGGAGGGATTAAACTTGTTGAGCAGGGTTTCGCATGAATCATGAAACCACTTCTCAGCCTTAGTCTGTGGTGATCCAGTCTTAAGGCGTTCATCATCCTTTAAATCATGGAATGCGTGTAACGCATTCTTCATCAAGGGTGACATAGCAACTTCTTGTTGCTGCTGGCACGCAGTATGAGAATTTTGAAATCCCTTCCTCATGTCTGCAGCGTGAGTGTTTGGCTTATTCACTTTTCGCTCTTCATCACGAATCAAGTAAATGTTCTTGATAATCTCATTGATGTTCTGTGCATTCATAGTTTTTGAGGTCCTTTCTTTAGATTTTGTATAATATCGGTCTTCTCCT